GATAGATCTCCGTGATGGAGCTCTTCATCTGAGTGTAAGGGTTGACGATCAATGAAGCACCACCCCAGAATCCAACAGCCAAATCTGACCAGTTACCGAAGGCAACACCGTAGGCAGGACCTGCGTAGGTTGGGCTCAAGGTAGTGGTCAAAGCAGTGTAACCGTTGGCGGTCATAGCAGGAGAGAGCATGCCCTCAACCAAGAAACGGCCCGAACCAGAGTCAACCTTTGTGGTCTTCAATTTAGCCATCACAGCGGGGTGCGTGAGGTAGGCCAAATTTCCAGCAAGAGCGTCATTGTTAGCAAGAGCGGACTCCATAGCAACAAGATCCTCATAAGTCATAGCACCTGCGAAAGTGAGCTCCTGTGAGCCACCGTTCAACAAGGTGTAAAGGCCAGAAGGCTGGTTTGATGCACCAGTACCATTCAAGACAGCGTTCTCAAGTCCTTTGTTGAAAGAGAGGTTCAGCTGGTTGATGATACGGCTCTGGATGCCTTGACTGTACTCTTGCTTCAAAAGCTGGTTTGAAATAGAGGCCGTGATCACAGCGCGCTTGGGAGACATCTGGACAGTGTCAAAGTTGATGTCCTGAGCAGTGTCAGCACCTGTCTCTGTCTGCCAGTTCAGCGTGAAGTCAGAGGTCTGGCGTGGGAAAGATACCGTACCCACCAAGTTCTCAAAAACAGACACTTGCTGCAAAAGAGGAGTGTTGGGATAGAGGAAATCTACAAACTGGCCAGGCTCGTCAAATACCAAGTCACCTCCGACATTAGCCGTTCCTACCACTTGCGTACGCTTCGTGACGAATTCGGGCATGTGGATTGCGTTGTCTGCACCATCAGCCAAGCCCAAGCGACGACGCTCAGCAAGACCTTCCTGGTTGATTTCAGCCTCAAGGCCTGATAGCTTACCATTGCGAGCTTCGTTCAAAGCCTTTACAATGTTGAATTTTGCAAGGTTACGCTGCTCTGATTTAGAGAGCTTACCCTGCACAGCGGATGCGTCTACGAAATTCGCAGTACGCTCCTCATGGATTTCGTTGTTTTCCATTTCTGGGGTTTCAGATATTACAGCTTCCGGCTGTTCGGGTTCTATAGTTTCACTTATGGCTGCTTCCAAGCTGCGGAGAGCTACAGAAGTAGATGGGTTGGCTCCGCGAGGAGTCAATGAGATATCAAAGATTTCGCCTACCTCCTTGATGACACGGAGAGGCTTGTCGGAGCGGACATCTTTCCACTCCTCTTTTTTAACGGTAAAAGCCCAAGAGGCCTGACTCACATCTCCACGGCTTACAAGGGTTCGCACCTCGTTGCCTGTGGAAGTATCAGGAAGCTCAAAAGCAAAGCGAAGGCCCTGATCGTCTACTTGTAGATCCAGGGTTCCCTTTCCTCGGTTACTGCGAGCCAGTACTCTGTCGTAATCGTGGTTAAATAGGGCGTGGATATCGTACTGGTCCAGGTTGCTAAAAGCTGAGGGCTCAATTTGTTCCCTAAAGCTACCCATGTCATACGGCTGAAAATTGGCTGCGTATCCTGAGATATTTCTTCCTTCTCCATCACTGGGCAGGGGCAGGCTCCGTGTTTCCTTGTTCTCCATTTGTTACATCATTTTGTGGTGACATGTGCATGGGCTTGTTATACTCATTTGCCTCCGGATCCAGGATCGGATCCATCCCTTCATCCTTCCGGATGTCGTTGGCTGACATGACACCAATATTCCAATAAGATACATTTCGCTGGACCTGCGTCATGATATCGCCACGCATGAGCGCGCGCATGTCCAGGTTAAACTTGCGAGATCCAGAAAGGAGCTTGTTGGTGAACTCCATCTCAATCATCTCCACCATCGGGCGGATGCAGTCCGTTACGAATTGAGCGTTCTGGGCTTCAATGCTGTTGGCATACCCAGCTCCTTCCATGTGGCCAATCTTGTGAGGAGGTACCTTGTAGAGTCGGCAGATCTCCTCCACGCTGAAGCGCAGCGTCTCCAGGAACTGGCTCTCACGGTTGCTCAAGGCCACAGGCTTGTATTCAGCTCCCTCCGTGAGGATGGCGGTGCCTCCAGCATTCGCTCCGGCATACCGCTCATCAAACTGCTGACCAATCTGACGGACGCGGTCAGCGTCACGGATGGTGCCCTGGATCTGAAGGATTCCTTTGGGTGTAGCACCGCGACCATAGAAAGAGCCCAGGTGTTTCGTAGCTGCCAAGCTCGTTCCAATGGTTTCCTTTGCGTATGCAATGGGGCTGACTCCGTTGATGCCGTCAATGGTCCACAGCTTCAGGTGGATGATCTGCTCTGGGAGGAGTCGCATGTTCACACCGTTATTCAGGCGAAGCTGATAGATCAGCTCTCCGCTTGTGGTGTCCACCGTCACATGGTCATTGTCAATCAGCTCCATGCCTGACAGGCTTGCTCCGTTACGCATGGGGAGCACATAAGCATTCCCGCGCAGGAGCAGGTTGGTCATCATGGCCTTTCTGAAGTCAAAGCTATTGTAATAGACATTTGGAGCCTTGCGGACAATGTCATCAATAAGACCAGGCTGAAGGATCATACCCTCCTCTGTCTCCCGATATAGTCGGAAAGGAAGTGAGGCAATGGTGTCAGAGACAAGGGAAACACATGCGTAGACAGTCGCGACCTTGGGCGCGTTGATGTTGTTCACTGTCTCCCCTGCTGAGGTGGCTGTACCGCCAAGCAAGTTGACGAGCCAGGGGCGTGGGCTCTGTACTCCCGAAATGCTGCGTATTACGCGCTGAAAGATGTTCGCCATGTATTAAACAAAGTTTACAAAAAAAAATTCATTTAAACAAAAATTATGTCATCCTGATCGTATGCGCTCAATCCTGTCTGGGCGTTGTGTACGAAGCCAGCCAATGCCGTCAGGATTGCAGCTGTGCCGTCAATGCGGTCCGGGGCTTTGTCCTTGCTGAATGTCCAGTTGTCATTCTTGTCCACGATCAGGCTGGTGTTGGCAATCATCCAAGCGGTGACAGGGTTGCCGTCATGCGTGAGGTTGCCAGTGACTACAGATCTATACAAGAGCTTCATGGGCTCATTGAGCATAAGAGCTGACTGCCGGACCTCATAGCAGAAATTCTTTCCGTATCTCTGGCGCATGTGGTCCACCGTCTCCGCTGCATTCCATGGATCAAAAAAGATACCCTCCACTGGATAGGACTCCATGAGCCTCTCAATCATGGCCACGCGGTGAGCTGTAGTGGTGACCTCTCCCTTGACTATCTCAAGGCTTCCATTCTTGATCCAGTTCTGAACGAGGTTCGGGTATTTGTTTTTCCGTTTCTTCATTCCGTGCTCCGTGATCTGGTAGGTCTGCACAGTGTGGAACTCCTCACCATTAAAAAAGAGAATGGCATAGGCCGTGAAGTCATTCACAGCTGCCAAGTCAACACCCAGGAAGCATCTCCAGTTCTTGATGTCTTTCTTTTTGTTCGTGCATTTCAGCCACTTTGCCAGCTCAATGTAAGGCTGGGCAGATCCCGCCCATTGATTGAGGTGTAGCTTACGCAATGAGAGGAGCGTGGGCTCATCATGCTTGGCCGTGTTAGACAGTTCCTCCAGGTAGCGCATGGAGACCGTGACTCCCAGAGATGGGTTGGCCTTAGCCCAGACCTTTGGATCATGTGGATCCTCGTGATCCTGAGCTCCGTAGATGATGGTAAGCCATGAGGGATCAATCTCAGGCTGCTCCTGAACACGGACAGCATACTCATGCCATTTATGTGCGAAGCTGTACGCTCCTCCTGCCGTGGTGATTGCGACCATCTTGCTATCACGCGCAGCCATAGAAGTACGCAGAGCTTCCCACAGATCTGGTCCCTTGACCTCATTCCAGGCATGGATCTCATCCCCCAAGATCAGCGAAGGATTGAGTCCGTGGTTGGAGCCTCCATCAGATGTCAGCGTCTTGAGGAAGCCCGGACGGCCTTTCAGTCGTATCTCTTTTCTAAATGGCTCAAGCACTTTCTGGAGCTCTGGATTGTACAGGATCATGTTGCGGACATACGCAAAGAGAATACCTGCCTGCTCTCTGGTAGCAGCTGCGAGGACCACCTGCGGGTTGGTGTTGTTCTTCCATCCTTCCAGCATGTGGGCAATGGCGAGCATAGCAATGAAGGCACTCTTACCATTCTTCCGTGGAATCTCCAGCCAAATCATGCGCTTGCCTTCTCCATTGCGGATCAGGTTCCTCTGCCAGTCCAAGAGCTTCACTGGTTTTCCTGCATGCTCGTCCTCTGTGAGTACGCAGTACTTTTCTATTATCTTCTCAGTCCAGGTCAAGTCCACTGCCGACAATCTTTTCAAGTTCTGCAATCTTGCGCTCTGCTTTTGCTAAGGTCTCCACAGCTGGATTCTTTCTGATCACTGCCTGGCCTCTGTCTGTGATGGCTTCAATGATTGCTCCATGCCGTTTTAGGCTATCAATGCACTCCTTCTGAATGCTTTTCCATAGTTCCAATTCTTCTTTCATGGTTGGGAGGTTTTGTATTTGTCTCAGAAAAAACGATGAC